ATTATTATATTTCAGAGTATATGCAACAGCCAGATTTTTATCCAACAGGAAACTATGTGGGCGTGTATCCTTATGGCGTTTCTATAAGAGGAGCTGGAATACCAGGAAGTTCAGGAACTCCAACACCAACTTCTGCAACAGGAACTTTTCAAAGTTTTTACATGTATATACCACAGTACGTGGACGCTGGGGCTAAAAGTATTATATACAAAACTTTCGGGTTTAATAACCAAATGAATATAGGGTGCACAAGGTGGATGAATAATGGTCCAATTACAAGCATAACTTTTTCTATTCATTACAATGCAACTTATAGTTTTGCACAGTATACAAGCTTTAGTCTATATGGAATTTCTAATAAATAAGGAGAAAAAATGGGAACAGTAATAGAGCACGATTGCACCACAGGAGAAACTACGGAAAGAGATCTTACTCCAGATGAGATATCCGCAATGCAAAAAATGGCAGATGATATAGCTGCTAGACAAGAAAAAGAAGCGGCGGAAATTCAAGCAAAAGCAGATGCACTAGCTTCAGCACAATCAAAATTATCTAAATTAGGCTTAACAGAAGAAGAAGTAAAAGCCATAACAGGTCAATAAATCTAGTTAACAGGTATAATAGGTTATATGTCATATAAACAAGTAGTTCTTAGAGATAATCCTATAGCATTTTGGCCATTGAATGGTACATCAGGGCTAAGAACTTATAACACCATTTTGCTTGAATATCAGACATATCAAGATTGGCTTGCCAACGAACCAAATTATAATGCTGCAACTAATTCTTTTACATTACAAGATGTGTCTCAATATGGTAACCATGCTGCTTTTACAATTGGGTCTCCCAATTTTACAGATGTTTTGCCATTAACAACTTTGTCTAACTATGACAATCAATTGGCGGGATGTGAGATAACATCCAATTCAGAGATAAGTGCACTTGGAACTCCCGTATATAATATGTTCTATAATGGAACAGAAAATCTTAAATTTGGTATAGAATTTTGGCTATCATTTAATCAAGCCCCGACACAATTAAATACATTGTTTTCAACTTCATATCAAGGCAATATAGTGGCACAGGCATTTGCTGATAATGATAAAATTTATTTTACTATAAATGGTAAAGATGCAGTCACATCTCAAGTTCTTTCTTATACCACATACAAACAAATTCAGTCATGGGACTCTCAATTACATGTATTTTTATCTTATGACAATGGTGCAATAAATGTTTCTGTGAACTCCATACCTGGGAATCCAGTAAATGTTTCGTCTAATTTTGTTTTTTCAGATACAGCTACAATGGCTTCAAATTTCTTTTATAAAATGGGCCCAGCTTCTTCACCAGACATTTTTGTAATTAATAACCTTGCTTTTTATGATTATATACTTTCTACCAATACTATTAGATCACATATGGTATGGGGAACAAATGATTCTGCCCCGCAAAATTATGTAAGACAAACTAGTGGTTTCTTTTTTGATATTAAAGATTCTGAAACAATGTTTGCATTTAAAAAAGAATTTAGAAATTCAGCTGATTATGGTTTAGGAGTTACATCAACATTAGTTGCTGATTCAACAGGTTTAACTTTAAATCAAACTTTAACAGCTCAGTCTTCATCGGGTACTTGGCTATATACAGTTCCATCTTCTGGCCTGTCTAAAATTTCTGGAGTAAAAGTAGCGTGGGACTCAGGTATGCCAGATAGCTCTTCTGCTGTAAGCGGGGACTTTATAAAAGTTGAATTTTCAAAAGATAATGGTTCTACATGGTATCAAATAGAAAATGGGTATCCAGTAATAAAATTTCCAGACAGTTCTTCTGCAGTTTATCCAAACATGTTGGTAAGAGTAACTATTTCAACTTCAGATGCATCTCAAAAATATCGCCCAAGAATTGATAACTTAGTTGTTGGAGTTTATAAAGACCTTTCTATATATTCAGACATGGGAGCTTTTGCATTAACTCCAAGACAAGGTAGTTACACGGGAGACACATATGCTATTAAAAATAATTCTTTTAACATTCTTGCAAGATCTGAAAATTTTGGAATTAAGTTAGACACAACTATAGATGGAAGCAACTCAGTTGCAGCCATATACCCTCAACAGCAAACTTCCTTGTATCAAACAATAGAGTTTTGGTTTAGATATGATGACTTTAGTACATCAAAAGTTCAATACATTCTGGATACTCTGGGAACAAAAGCATCTGTTTATTTTAATCAAGATGGCGGGATGTACCAAAACGGCTTTCAGAATGTATATGTAAATGGTGTTGATATCTCTAGCGGAAGATATTTAATTCAGGGTGAAGCTTATCATATTGTTTGTATATATTCTACTCCAACTTCAAGCACTATTTATTTGGGCGGGGATAAAACTTTAACCCAGTACTCTAGGGGAACATTTGGCTATCTATCAATATATCCAAATGCTCTGTCTGTAGGAAGTGTACAAAATAGATATCTTAGTTTCTTGACTGCAACAGTAGCACAAGTAGATTTCCCCTATTCAACTTCTACAGTATTTGGAAGCTCTATAGGAAATGCCCAGTCTGCTTCAAATTCTTTGGGTACTTTGTCTGAGTTCTCTGGTTTAAGTACAGATTATAATGGCGGTCAGCCAATTTTGGCATATACACATCCCACAAATAATGCTTAACAAGTAAAATATGGCATTAGCATGTTCATTTTTTGTGCTTTAGCCATATATAGTGGTATTATTCATATATGAAACCTACTAAACCTATGCAGATAACTCCAATTGATGAGGTCAATTGGGGACTTTATATTTGGCAGATGCCAGATGGCAAGGTTGTCATGGATGAAGAAGGGGCTTATTTGAGTATCCCCGCCGTTAAAGGTGATATCAGACAGATTAAAAAACTTAAAGATGCTGCAAAGCATTATGGTTTAGAAGAAGGTAAGCCAATGTTCATGGCGGGTCACAGACCAGTCACAGACGAAGAGTTGGCAGAACAAAGACAAAGATTAGAAATGGGTCTTGTGCCAGATGAGCATGACCTTCCAGCAATGATGGATTATGTAAAAGAGATGAGGGAGATGAATCTTGGCTAATTTAACTATTGACGACAGCATGGATGAAGATGAGGGCGGGATCACAGTAAAACTTGATTCTCCATCACATACAATAGAACATGACTTCGGTGATCCATTTAATGCTACATGGGATGAAATTAAGAAGTCAGATGGATTAAGTCCTAATTTTCGTCGTCAAGTAAATAGAATGCAAAAGTCATTTACTGGTGTTGGTGATGCAAAATCTAAGAAATTAGATCCACTTGACCTTACAGGATATTCTCTTTTCCAAATTGTTCAGCCTCCATATAACATTTTGTACTTGGCTCAACTATATGATATTTCTCCATATCATCACTCTGCAGTAAATGCTAAAGCGGCAAACGTAGTAGGTCTGGGGTATAAGTTTGATAACACCTGGGCTACAACTGCAAAAATTGAAGAAGTCATGGATAATCCAAAGAAGCTTGACAAGTTGCGTTCAAAGCTTGAGGGTTACAAAGAAGAGCTTCGTTCTTATCTGGAGTCAATGAACTCTGATGATTCATTTACAGAAACAATGAAAAAGGTTTTTATTGATTTAGAGTCAACTGGAAATGCTTACCTTGAAGTTGGTCGTACAACAAATGGCAAGATTGGCTACATTGGGCATATTCCTACAACAACCATGAGAATCCGTCGTCACCGTGATGGTTTTGTTCAAGTTGTTTATAACCGTTATACATTTTTTAGAAACTTCGGTGACACCGAGACCCCAGATCAGATAGGTACTGATCCCCAGCCAAACGAAGTAATTCACTTTAAAGTTTTTACTCCGTCAAATACCTACTATGGAGTACCAGACGTATTATCAGCAAAGAATGCGGTTGCAGGTGATGAATTCGCTCAACGCTTCAACCTGGATTACTTTGAAAATAAAGCTGTACCACGTTATATCATTACTGTTAAAGGTGCAAAACTTACTGCTGACTCAGAGCGTAAACTGCTTGAATTTTTCCAGACTGGCCTAAAGGGTAGAAACCATAGAACTCTTTATATCCCGCTTCCTTCAGATGGCGAGCAAGGCCGTGTTGAATTCAACATGGAGCCAATTGAGGCGGGAATACAAGACTCTTCATTCAGAAACTATGCAGTAGAAAATAGAGACCGTATTCTTCTTTCTCACCGTGTTCCAGTATCTAAGTTGGGCATGCCAGCAAACGTATCGTTGGCAAATGCTAAAGATGCTGATAAAACATTTAAAGAGCAAGTATGCCGTCCACGTCAAGAAGAGCTAGAATTTAAAATAAACTTGATTATCAGAGAATTTACTGATGCGTTTGTTTTAAGATTTAATGAACTTGCACTTACAGATGAAGAAACTCAATCTCGTATTGATGACAGATATCTAAAGGATCAAGTTATTACTCCTAACGAAGTTCGTGCACGTCGTGGAATGGCTCCACTTGAAGGCGGTGATGCAGTGCTAGTTATTAATCCTAAAGCAGCACAAGATGCAGCATCTGATGCAAGTGGAAATAAAACACGTGATCAAAATAGAACTTTAAACGCTCCTGATAAAATGGGCACCGCTCGGAACGCAAAGGGCGAGGGTCCACAAGAAGGTAACTAAAAATGGCAACAGCATTAGATGTATTAAATGTTGCTAGAAGCCAAATAGGTTTTGTTGAAGGACCTATGAATGAAAACCCATATGGAATTTGGTATGGTGTTCCTAATGCAAGTTATTGTGCTATGGGTATTTCTTGGTGCTTTGCACAAGTTGGATTATCACATTTAGTTGCTGCACAAACTCCAAAAGGATTTGCATATTGCCCAGCAGGGCTAGCTTGGTTTCAAAGACAAGGTTTAGTTGTAAATAAATATCAAGGACAACCAGGCGACTTGGTGTTTTTTAGCTGGGGTACTGGCGTAGCAGAACACGTTGAAATAATTGAATCAGCATCTCCAGACGGATTAACAACAATTGGTTTTAATACAACTGATAAAAATACAAGTGCTGCTGCAAATGGTGGAGGATGCTATAGAGAACATCGCCCCTATCTTTATGTTATGGCAATTGTAAGACCTAAGTATCCAGTGCCATTAAAACCTGTTTCAAAGGGTGTTACAAGCAAGAAGGCAACGGCAGGCGTGGCAGCTACTGGGACAGCAGCAGCGGGAGCTGCAGCAGCTTTACATGGCACTCCAATTACAACAAGTGGCACAACACCAACGCCAACTCCTTCTCCCACAGTATTTGTGGCACCTCCATTTCCAACAAGCACAACAGCATTCAATTTGGGTCAAAAAAATGATGCAGTTATGGCAGTAGAAAAAGCTTTATTAAAGGCGGGACTTCTTCCAAGTAATTATGTTACAGGAATTATGAATAAACAAACCCAGTCAGCATTAGTTAAATATGAAGCAAAACAGGACATTAAAGTAACAGGACCGCTTCCACAAATTATTTATGATGAGTTAAAGGGTTCATTATGAGCTTAAAACATCATTTTAAATTTAGTGTATCCGATGCAAAACAGCTCGGGATAGCTTTTGTAGGTGCGATCTCAGCTTGGGCAGCTACTGGCTTTCAGCGTGATATTGCCCATTTGATGTACCCAATAATGGGATTTGTTACGGGTGGACTTGCATCCCATAATTCAATGGCTAGTCCAAATGTTACCCCAGATTCACACATAGTCACGCCATATGTTGCAAACATAGAAGACCATGATCCAGGAGCACCAACCCCTCCAAAAGAAAGTACACCTTATCAACCAGAGGGCTCGGATGTAAAAAAGGTCATTCAG